TGTTATCAGGGTCAATGTAGTCTGCCGCAGAGTTTTGAGACGTATTATCATTGAGCCTTAAAAACGGATCAGTCCCAGAGACAATTCCACGGACACTATCAAGAACTATCCAATCGCTACTTCTAGAGATATTCTTGATAAGGACGAACCTAGCACCTGCCGTAAATCCACAGTCAATAGTCTGGTCGCTGTTTGAACCAGCATACGAACCAACCTTGCTTACCCCAGCTAAGGTACTGAAAAGATATGCAATGTATTTTTTACCGGATTGATTTACCCCGTTGTAAGTTCCAAGTGAGAAAACAGAATTTGTTGGGGCAGTGCTGTTCCATAGAATTCCACCCGAACCTGTGTTTTGTCCACCGGACGAATTTAGTGTTAAGTTTGTGTCGGTAGGGTTTGAAAAGGCAGAGCAGTAGACCGCCCAATCATTGCTTGAGGAAACCGTTTCCAGTGACTTACACCATATCATATCTGGCGAGGCATTTAGGTTGTGGCTGACAGTCCTATTTGCTCCCGTCCCCGTGTAACAAACGCAATCAAAAAAATTCGGCGCACGCTTCCAAGCCCATGAATGATAGTCAGTTTGCGTAGTGGTTGATGTAAACCATCCGTCCATATAATCGAACGCACTACCCGCTGAACTCGTTGCAACATTATCAGTATTAAAGCGAATAGTTTTGCCTTGGATTAATCTTGAGCTAACCCACCAATCTTCTACGCTAGACGCTGCTTTATAAGCACCAAAATCCACAGCAAATGGGTGCTGCCAAGCGGGAACTGTTGCAGTGCTTTCGTTCTGATAAATATCAAACACATCAGTCGCATCCTCTGGCACAGCTAGTTGGCCACGGCGGATTGCCATGTAGATGTAGTCACCTGTCCCAGCATCATGCACTCTAAAACCTGTACTAGTTAAGTCTATTTGACCGCCAGCGGCTTCCGCATTTGTTAAATTAGGATATAAGAACTTCTCTGTAGAAGGCGCTCCCCATCCCCTCATGTTATCAACCATCCTCCAGTGACCAGATGTGCTTGATTGTTTGTACAATAACCACTGAGGTTCAAAACCTAAGTTAACCTCAAGGCCATTGGAATAAGTATAGCTCCCACACTTGATAATATCCTGATCGCTGTCAGGCCCGAAATCACCATCACCGTCATTGTGGGCGAAGAGGTAGGCTACGTATTCGCCGCCACTTTCATTAGTTTTATTATTATCTCCAACAGAAAAGACGCTAGATGTTGGCAAAGTAGTTGTAAATGCACCGGGGTTGTTGTCCTGTGCAGAGGTTTGGTTTAAATACAAAACATAGCCAGCAGACAAACTTCTATGCTGACAAATCCAATCAAAACTCCCGTTTGTTCTTTTCACGATAATCATGCCGACTTCATTATTTAGGTTATGGCTAATGGTTCTACCAGCTACTCCATCCCCGGTCCATGTCACGCAATCAAAGAACTTCGGAGCCTTCCGCCATGTCCAAGAAACGTAGTCTTGTCCTGTTTCATTCACCGTACCAGAACTTGTACTATTTATAGTAAACCCAGTGGATGTTGGGGTAGTATCAAAGTCATCATACTCTGCGATGTTGCTGTTAGAAAAAAGAGGAAAATGCTCTGAACCAGTTGCCCGTGTAGAGTCATAAAGTGCATGGCTTCCCGTTCCGGTACGCCTCTTTAACCACCAAAGCCCACCCTCTCCATCAAGGTCTATGCCGTTAGTAATAGTCTGAGCGGAACTATTGCCAGAATACAAATAAGTGCTGAACACATCTGGAATATCAAGACCGCCAGCACCGCCAGCACTACCAGCCGCCGCTTGAAGTAACTTCTTTTTCGTAGCCATTTTATAAGCTCCTTATCCTAGAGCCTGACCCGCAGTGAACCCATACCAAGTTGTTCCGCCATCACGGGTGTAGAACACGAAGATGTCCTTTGCACTTGCCGTTGCTGTGATCGTAGGAGCCGTAGCAGCAGGCCAATTAACAGAGGGCCAGTTAACTGTGTAGCCGGATGCACCGCTGTCTTGAATAATCTCAATGCTGAAGCTGTACGCAGTGCCGCTTGCAGGTGGGTTGCTGAACGTGAACGTGGTGTTCTCTGTCAGCGTGTGGCTAAATGCGTTACCTGTTTCGCAGTTGACCGTTGTGGCGTTGCTGGACGATGTAACCGCTGCGTAGGTTTCATTGTAGCTGTCGGCTATAAACTCACCATCTACAACAGTGTCTCCATCGACAGCAATGCCCCCACCAAATGTCCCCGGCCTTAAAATAGTACCAGATGGTTCACTAATCCGAAGTTCAGTACCTGATACCGCAGTGCCTACAAAAACAACTGGGTCTGACGCAGTTGTACTAATAGTTCCATCACCGTGAGCATAGTAACTTTGCCCCAAAGTGAGGCCAGATTGACTATCATCTATGAATCCAGAAACATTTATAGTTGCAGTTTGTCCAGAGGCATAGCCGTCTGAAACTGTCCCTATAAAGTTATCGCTCTCAAGATTTGTAGCTGTGATAGTATTTTTAAATAAACTTACTTTCCCTGACGCATTGCCGTACTGATACCCCATCACTACCTGTTTGGAAGGAGCATGAAATGTGCTGTTGTTTTGATAAATTGGGTTAGTGTCAGAAAATGATTGCTCTGTTTCGAATGTAATATCTGAACCACTGACCGTTGCTACCAAGTATTTTCCAGCGTAAAGTGGCGCTGCCGAACGATCAACATAATTGATAACCATTTTGTTATTAATGCTATCAAAGGCGATTGACGTTTTGTCTATGAACTTACTTGCAAAAGTACGAATAGTACCAAAACTTATCGAATTATTAGAAGGATTAACCGTGCCTACAACTGCTTTTCCGTAGCTAGAATTGCCACCGTCTTGATACGCAATCACCACCTTATTTGAGCTACTATCAAACGCTATTGAAATAGCTGCCGTTGAACCCAGTTCAAACTGAACGCCACTACCCCAAGTAATAGCGTTACCTACACCAACCTCACCTACAAAAGCAGTCCCTCGGCTACTTGCGCTATTGTTTTTACATGCTACGACAACTCGGTTAGTACTACTGTCAAAACACGAACAGATTTCAGTATGTGTACTGTTGCTAGTGCCTAAGCCAACACCCACATCGTCGCAAGCTACTTCACCAAAACCGTTTATCGTAAGAACTTTAGAAACAAGTTTGTAGTAAGGTGGTCTCGACGCATTACTATCCCGACCCACAAACACAGTTTTGTTACTATTGGTATCAAAAGCAAGTGCTTGTTGAAAAGACATTGCTGCAATTAAAGTATTTGCGATGCTAAAACTTATTGTGTTTGTGGCAGGATTGACTGTTCCCGCAACTGCCTTTGTATAGTTGTTATTACTGGCATCAGTGAAAGAAACTATGACCTTGTTATTAAAGCTATCAAAACAAGCGGCTATGAAGTTAGTGGTTCCAGATTCAAACTGAGTCTCAGAACCAAACGTGATAGTCGAACCAGAAACCGTACCGACAACAGCAACACCATCGTCGGAACCTGTAAAATCCTTATACAAAACTACAATTCTGTCATTGTAGGTGTCGTGGACAACATTGACATAATTCACTAAATCTGAGTCAAAAGTTATTGGAGAACCTATACTTTGAGGGGTGGTAGAAACACCAACCGCACTAACAGTGCCATCAGAATTTAAAACAATTGTGTCCCCTGTACTTAATGTTCCAGAAGCTACAGCCTTAAAGCCACTTTTATCGTTTTTATTTTTTCCTATAAATTTCATAGCAGTCACTCCAACACATCATCAGGATTATCGACGTTCTCAGGTTCAACCCAATCTGGGTTTAGTGTCCACGCCGTGCCGTCAAATGTGTACTTGTTTCCCGCCCAATCGGACGGAGCATTACTAATATTTTCAGTAATAGTGATGGTATTAATGTTTAGGTCACAGATTATGTTAGTAGGCGGGCTTCCTACTGTAATGCCATCGACAGTGCTGGTGATAACAACGTCATCATCAAGTAAATACTTGCTTAAGCCGGTTGACGTTTCTACAATAGTTTTCAATTCATTATCCTTTCATAGCCAGAATTAATCTGTCATTAATTCGTAGCTAACTAAGTATGTGAGATCACTGGCTGCGGATGCGCTCACCGCTAAGATGTCTGTCTCGTCTAAGTAAAAACCGCTGTCCTTACTTACGACCACCAAACTTTCATCCGAAGGGACGGACACATCCTTTGCAATCGGAACGTAAGTCACACCGTCATCCGTACTGACTTCAACCGTCACATCTGCGGCGTTTGTACCGTCAATATTAGCAATGATAAGCGAGTTTATCTTGGCAACCTTGTCAGCGGCTACATCAACAATCGAAACTCGGCTGGTTGTCACCGCACCCGCCGCCATAACAGGCGTGATTGTTGCTACGTTAATTAAATTTACTACGGTCATTTATTTGTCCTCATCCAAATACGATTGCCGCAGCTATCGCAAAACCTTTTGTTGCTTTGGCGTCTACCGCCGCCACAGTTGCGTAGTCGCTTGCCGCTGTAGTAGCCGCAGAGCCAAGCCCTAAATTAGTACGGGCAGTAGAAGCGTTATCCAAATCTGATAGGTTAGACGATTGCGCTAAGAAGCCAGAGCCAGCAGTGACGCCAGCCTCCCAAGCTGAACCAGTGTAAATTTTTAATGTATTGCTAGCGCTGTTGTAGAATAAATCGCCCTCGTCAAGACCAGTCGTCGGGTCAGAAGAACCAGTCCTATATAAGTTTGCAAAACTGTTTATTGACGTAAGATTAGTCGCAACAGTATTAACATTAGCTATCGATCCGCCAACACTATTTACATTAGAAATCGATCCAGCAACGGTTCCTATATTGTCGGAGCCACCCAAGTCTGTAGCTACAGTACCAATATTAGCAGTATCACCAGCAACCGTCGTCACGTTAGCTGATATACCTGCAACCGTCGTCACATTAGCCGATATACCAGAAACAGAAGTTACATCGCCACTTATTCCAGAAACCGTAGTCACATCAGAGGATATGCCCGAAACAGTCGTCACATTAGACGATATACCACTAACAACAGAAACGTCTGTGTTAATGCCAGAAACAGTAGTCACGTCAGACGCAATGCCAGATACAGAAGTAATATCTCCCGAAATACCACTTAAATTAGTCACTTCAGTGCTAATACCAGCAACCGAAGTTACATTTGAAGATATGCCCGAAACAGTCGTCACATTAGACGCAATCCCAGCAACCGTCGTCACATTAGACGATATAGCGCCAAGGTCACTTACAGCAGTGCTTATAGCAGCCAACGTATTAACAGACGATATAGAACCGCCAACTAAATCGACATTCGTTATCGCACCAGCAACAACCTCGATCTCACTAACCGCCTCATTCAAATCACCGGCAACAGTCTCAACTTCGCTAATCGCTTCAGTCAAATCGTTAGCAACCGTAATAACCTTAGCAATATTAGTCGCAACAGTCGTTACCGAACCAATGTTTGCAGCAACAGTCGTGACATCCGAGCTAACGCCACTAACTGTAGATACAGAAGAGCTAATCCCGCTAACAGTAGTTACATCAGAGCTAATACCACTTAAATTCGTAACCGCAGCATTGACGCCAGAAACAACAGTCACGTCAGACGCAATGCCGGCAACAGTGTTTATCGATGCAATGTTAGTCGCAACAATCGGAACATCGCCCTGCGTCGCCCAATACTTCGATGAATACTCAGTCGTGTTGCCAACCGTCCCACTAACCTTCGAAGCCCAGTCCTTCGCAGAACCAGAACCCGTATCAACGCCAGTACCACCCGTCGCCCATGCCTTAGACGAATAATCCGTACTCTCTACAATCCCATTCGTCTTAGACGCCCAGCTCTCAGCCTCGTCAGCAAACCCACTCGCATTCGATTCATGACCAGACGCATCAGCAGCAGCAGCCTGCGCAACAACAGACGCACCCCAAACAATGATGTTCTCATTGCCTGCAACAGTCGGCAATCCTGGAGCCGTAAATAACGTCAAAGTCGAACCAGATAACGTATAATCATCAACAGGGTTCAATAACTCCCCATTAACAAAAACCTGTACAGCAGTCTCACCAGTGTAACTGTACGATAAAGTAAACGCCGTCGTAGACGCATCACCCTCAAACTTGTCAACAGCAGAACCAGTGCCAGAAATCGCAGCATTCGCTATCAATATCCAACGGTCCAAACCGTCGTCAGTCGCAAAAGCCGCGCTCGATGTATGCGCAACAGTCGCAACATACGTCGCACCATTGAAATCAACAGCATCATTCACAGCATAAGACGTCGCCGTAGACCAGTCACCGCGAGGAGTAAAAGCACTATTAATTAACGCTAACGCAGCCTGGTCAAACGCATCCTTGTGAACAGTCGCATTCCCAATCTTACCATCGTCGCGCTGTATCTTCGCAATGTTCGCATTCAAATCATCCAACGTCAGCTTGACCGAATTCAACTCACCGTCAATCTCCGAACCCCGCAGAGGATCGCTGGGACTGGTAGCCTGATAATCGCTAAAGTTATACTGCCGTGTGTAATCCCGTGGTTGTGCCATTAAGCTCTCCGCTTGCTCTTCAGTCCAGACGAACCCAATAGCTTGCCTAAACGCTTCAATGTGACACGCTTGCCAGTATGCCGACGACTAGGTGAAACAACACCCAAATCCTCAACCCGCTTATCCATAAGACGACGTGGGTTAGACTGCATCAACCGTACCCCATAGCCTTGCTGGTCCGTGATGCCGACTTCTTAGCCTTGTTCTTCTTGCTATTCGGAAAACCAGCCTTCATATCAGCATACGCCTTCGGACTGATCGTCGACTTCGACTTGGACCGAGACTTGCCAGACTTCTTCTGCGCGTTCATGTTCTCGTACAAACTCATAACGTCCGCCATTATCCGTTAATGTTGCTTGCATTATACCGCTGTTGCGCGCAGCAATCAACAAAACGCGTGAAATGTTCAAAATCCCACAAAATTTGTAGGGACGTCCATAATACGCTGAGGCCAGGGGTGCGGACCATGCCGGGGGGTGGGGTCGGTCGGGGGCCGCACTACTATACCCCGCAGCGCAAATGGTCCCACATGCACCATTCGATCCGTTGTTTTGATTGCGTTTATTCGTCGTTTTGCGCCGCTGTCACGTCTTTTGCCATGTCGGCGCGCTCTGCTTCCCAACGATCGATCATGCTTGCCAGCTGATCGGGTGTCATCTCAGCGAGGCTGCGCCCATCCGCTGCGCCTTCGCCGTTCTTGTTGAGGTCTCCGGCCAGCTCGAGCGCCGTGCGCGCTGCTGAAACCTTGGCCGAGGCCGGTGCATCAGGGTCCACCATCACCACGCGCAGCGTATCAGCTGCCAGATTGGCCAAGTCGGTTTGATAGAGTGTTTGTCTTGCCTGCCGGATAAGTAGCATCACGGATGGATTACGGGTCAGTTCATACGCTGCTTGCTTGGGATATGCATAACCGGCCAGACGTGCGGCCTCTGTGGGTTTCTTGTTTTCCGCTACAAGGTAGCTGACGAACCCTTTCTGCTGATCCGTCGCCTGTCTCTGTCTTATCATTCCCACGGCTGCTGCCCTCGCTGTTTCCCCTCTTAATAATACTATTGCGCAACTGTGTTGACAACTATCGGCCATTTTGGCAGTTTGTCGATAGCTGGTGGTCGACACCGGCAACAAGCGCAAACGAAAGGAACTACAATGATTAATGTAATGCACGAAAGCGACGCAGGCCACGGCTGGTTGATTGTATCAGCCAAAGAAGTCAAGAAACTGGGCCTCACGGCCAATGACTTCAGCCACTATTCATATACCAGCGTGATCGATGGCGAGCGCGTATTTGCCCTCGAGGAAGACTGCGACGCCTACAAACTGCACACGACGTGCAAGGCGCAGGGTGTCGAGTGGAACTACACCGAGCGCACATGCACCAGCAGCGACGTGCGCAACTGGGACAGCATCGAGCGCATACAATCACACGCTCTCGAACTGGCGGTGATGTAATGGCCAATTATTACACGTTATTTGTTCGCGACGAAGAAACAGGCACGTTTCACGACGAGTTTGGCGATTACACGCGCGCAGCTGTCAAGGAGGAGGCCGATTGCACTTACTGGGACCGCAAAAAGGCCGATCTAAAGATCATCAACACAGGTGGCACGGCTGCACAGTTGATTGCAGCTGGCCAGGAACTGAACAAGGGGGGCGCATGATGCCCCTTGGATTAGCCGGATGGCCTGCAACACCCGAACAACCCCGCCCAGCGAAACAGCTGGACATATTTGACAACGGCAGCGCTTCCCAGGTTGGGGAGCGCCAGACCGATCTGGAAGACCTAATCGAAGAAAAGAAACAGGAGCAGTCATGCTAGACCATTTGATCGAACCACTACGCACACCGTCAGACGGCCTGCATAATGCTTTAATTTTGGCAATCACTGCGCCGAACAATGATCGTTTTGCCGAGGCAATGGAGCAAGTCGGGCGCTTTGCGTCAGTTGTGCCAGACGAGACCGTCGAGCAAATCAAAGCAAATATCGAAACACTGTTGATACATACGGCCAACAATGCCGGATAATGAGGACATGAGCACAATGGAACAGATTAAAGAGGCGTTCACATACTACACACGCAACCCAGCGGAGCTAGCAGGCGATTTGGTGGGCATATTGGCGCTGTGCGTCATGCTGGTCACTCTTTTGGCTTTTGGCGGATGATACCAGCGGAGAGCGCCCCTTCGGGGGCGTTCCTAGATGTTATCACATCAAGCGCAAACAAAAAGGAACACACAATGCAAATTTATATCGCATGTCTTGCCTCATACAATCAGGGGATTTTGCACGGCAGCTGGATCGAGCCGACCAGCGACATCGAGGAGCTGACGGCAGAGGTTGCCAAGGTGATCGATACCAGCCCGGCGGAAGGCGCAGAGGAGCACGCAATTCACGATTATGACGGCTTTCCCGACTTGGGCGAGTATCCAAGTCTGCAATCTATTTGTGATTTTGTTGAGATGGTCGAGGGGTCTGACTTTGACGCGGATATTGTGTCAGCGGTTGTCGATGAATTTCCTAACGACAAAGGTACAGCGCAGCATGTGCTTGACGAGAATTATGGCATTCATGACAATTTCCAAGCCTATGCAGACGAGTTTGCCGACGAGATGATGGCGTGCAACGACTTAGGTGGTGGCGAGTGGATTAAACAATATTTTGATTATGACAAACACGCTGAAGCCTTATCTTATGACTTCATTCAAATCGAAGTAAAAGGCGGCGTATTGATCGCCCCAAACCAATAGGGGCCAATGATGTCAATAATCCTCTGCCCAGAATGCAAGACGAGAACGAACACGGAAGAAAGCCGCCACCATTCAAAATATGGCTTTTGGACTGTCCGGCGAGTGCGGCGCTGTAAAAAGTGCCGTTATCGCGTCGTCACTGTTGAGCTCCCGGAGGAGATTGGGGACGAGGTGTTTCTTGAAGAGGAGTAGAGTTGACCGCATCAACAAGGGCATCGAAGAGGCTGGCATTTGTGTCAGCCTTTTTTATTGCCTCGTAACCAATAGCGGCATAACCGGCGACGTCTGTCCAGCTGTCGAGTTTTGTTGGATCGTGTGCCAGTCTACCAAGTTTGAGGATGATACCGAACGCGGCGACATCGTGCGCCTCTAATTCTCTGCCTGTTCGGTATCCCAGATATGCGGCCATCATCTCTGCGGTTCGCTGCATATTGGTGGTTGGGTCTCCATATTCCTTGTTGCGTCCATTTGCTACCAGTTGCTCGGCTTCACGGAGCATCTGTTGTCGGGGTGATGGTGTTGCGTCCATTTCTTCAGAACGGGATTTCGTCATCGAGTATAACCTTTCCTTTGGTTGGTGTGATCTTTGTGATTTTGGCGTCAGGGAATATTTCTTTGGTTTTGGCAATCATGTCTGTTTCGACGGCTTTAATGATCCGGCAGATTTCATCGAGGCTGTATACCTTTGGGTATTCTGTTCGGTCGACGGCTGCGGTGTCGGCTTCATGTTTTACGATTGCGAATTTGTCGCCACCGGCATCAGGTGGAGCGATTGCGTACCAGACTTCGGCATCGCCGGGGGTGTTTCCATTTTTGATTGCGTATGCTTCGACGGCTTTCCATCCTTGGATCAGGTTGTCGGCTTTTTGGACTAGGTAGTTGTGGTCATCGCCTAGCGCAGCATCAGAGAAGTTTTGTCTGGCTTGTTCGAATGCGACGGCAAGTTTAGGCGGTGCTAGTTCTTCCAGTTTTCCGATCCCCCATTTCATTTCCAGATCACGGGCCACCTTGTCGACGGATCTTATAGCTGCGTAACAAATGTCAGATCGTTTATCCGAGAACATCGCTGGTGCTTTCCAGCTGTCATCCGCTACAACTTTTTTTCGGCTCTTCTTTGGTTCGCTATATCTCGTTTTCGTCGTCACGTCGTACCTCCTCCGATACACTACTAATCCGCATTGGCGGAAGTAGTGTTAAGGGGGTACGGGGGTTTACTTCCGCCCCACTTCCGCCCACTTCCGCCACTTTTCCGATATTTTGAAGCTGTCTCATTTATTACTTCCGCCAATTTTCGGGGTTCCCCCCCTTCACTTCCGCCAATTTCGAAGGTTCCCCTGCGTTACTTCCGCCAGCGGAAGTGCGAGATTTTTGGCGGAAGTGACGATTTTCGGGTGTTTCGCCGCGTAGCCATTTGATGTCGTTTAGGAGCTGCAATTTCTCTTTTGTTGCGGCTTCGAGCTTGCGCGTTAGCATTGCAATTTCGTTTCTTTGCGTTGCGATTTTCGACTGCATCCGGTCCACTTTCGCGGCGTTTCCATCGACTTTCCGCTGCTGCTCTCTCCAGTATTTCCGGCAAGTTTCGCAGTTTTTGTATTCTGGGTTTTCGTTCTTTATGCCGCACGTTCTACAAATCTCGTTCATTCGTCTTCCTCTTCTTCGATCTGTTTTTCACCGTTGCAATCTTCGCAGGTTTGCCATTCCGTTTCGTATTCCCCGATGTCACGGGTGAAGCTCTGGCGCATTGGCACTTCGACGAGGTATTCGCCCTCGCCTTCGCATGTCGGGCAATCGATCCACTTAGTCACGGATCAGCTTCTCTGCGATTGCGACGATGTTTTCCGCGCGTTGGACTTGCGTGAGGCGTTGCGGTTTACGTTTGAGGTCCAGCACCATGATTTCGGCTTGGCGTTTGATTGCTTCGACCATTAGTTTTTCGAAGTCGGTCACGAGTATGCCCTCCATTGTTGCTGGTCGGGCGTCTTTATTACTTTAATGCCCTTTGTCTTTGTTTTGCTGTCGTGGACCGCGCTTTCGATGAAGCCTTGGTCGCTCCACGCCTTGATGTATGACTTGGCGGCGCGTTTCGGCATTCCATAGTCGGAATGTAGGAAAGTCTGGAGGCTGCGCTGCGTGTTGACGGCCATTGAAAACGGCTCTGACGTGTTCCAGCGACGATAGATTTCGTCGAAAACGGCTTGCGTCTGGCCTCTGTCGAGCTTCGTTGATGCGTCTAGGATTCCACTGATTTCCATTGTTCGATCAATCAGCAGTCCAGTCTCGCCTCTAATGAAGCTGCGGATGTGCATGTCGCACTGATCGTTTGTTTTGACGACTGCACCCTGGGCGCATTGGCCGACACCCGCCTCGATGTCTAACTTTTGCGCTAGAACCAGTTCGTCAGCTTCATTCATTGCCCAGAGGCTGTATGCCCACCTTGCGCCATCGACGAGCGCCGTTGTTCCTCTGATCGCTTCTCTGGCTTGGCTGGCCTTTGTTATGTTAAACGCGCCATCCTTTCGCATGTGGTGCGCGATTAGGATGTTTGCGCCTGTTTCGACGCACAGGTGGGACATGAGCGACCACCAGTATTGCGCTGCTGCTGGATCGGTGTTGATGTCGGCAGCTGCGAATGCTTGGAGCGGATCGATAATGATTAGCGCGATGTCTCCAAGATCGAGCAACTGCTTGCGTATTTCTACGAATGCGGGTGTCACGCTGTATTGGCCCATTGCGTTGACAATGAGCGGCGTTGGTCCCCCTGCATCTGGCATTGGCACGACAAACAGGTTTCCGGCTGCTCGATCTCTGAGGTTCGGGCCTCCGATACTCGATATGCGTCTGTGCATACTATTGGCGCTGTCTTCTGCCCCGAAATAAACGACCTTGCCATTATGAACGACGTCCCCTCCAAGCGCGTCTTCGCGGTGCATTCCTTGATCGCCACCCGCGACTTTCATGGCAAGGTCTAAGAGCATGAACGACTTGCCCAAACCGCCAATCGCAGAAATAAGGCCGGGTACGCGCCTTGGGAGGACGCCATCGATCAGCCATTCCATTTCTGGCGGTTCCCCGACGTATCGGTTCATGCCCCAATCTGAAATCCGAAAGCCCTCGTCAGAGCTTGGGGTCACTGACGAAGGGCCTTCGGACATACCGGAGGCAGCAGTGAACGACTGCACCCCAGTATTTGCTTCCGATCCTGGCTCGACGTTTTGCAGGATGCGGAGTTCGTTGTTGTTTGCGCGTTTGAGCTGATACCAAGCCTTTCGTTGGAACAGGTCTTTGCCACGGCCGTCGTCGGCCAGCGACGAGCCACGGGCTTTTGCTTTTAGTTCAAACGTGGGCCAAGCGTCATCAACCAGCTCTTCGACTGTCGGCAGCACACCTTTTGTTACCCACCATGTGCGGATGGTTCCCAAGATCAGCTCGACCATGTAGCCTTCGCGGCCATCCGTGAGGTCGCCAAACATATCGGTTTTCTTGTCTTGGATGGTTGTGTCGTCGTATCGCGCTGCGTCTGTCTTGCTGATTTGCGTCACCCATTCGGGACTGTCTGCGATTTCGTTGTTCAGCGCCCAGTCTTCTATCCGGTATTTACCACCTGATTTGTGATTAGATGGTGCGACGACAACGAACCCGCCCTCGCCGCGCGTGTCTATGCCATCGCCTAGGACGTTTTTTCCTGTAATGATTGCTGTGCCTTCGGGTGCGCGCAGAAAGATATGCTTTCCACCTGATCCGGTGCGCTGCTCAAAGGTTTCTGGAATGTCGTCATTTGCCATCGATAGATCGTCGAGCGTTTCTTGCCCTACCTTGCCTTCGCTGACGTCAACATCCACGGCATACACGTTGCCGCTGATGGAGCCAGTGACCACACCGATATTGTAATCTTTGAATCGACCCTCGAACCACATTTCTAGCTGGTCGTCGTCGGCACGTTTTTCTTGATACCGCTTCCAGCGTGAGGGTGCTGGGTGTTTGCCTGGACTGTCGCAACCCGCGCCAGCCGAACAGCTGCATGATCCGTCTTCTTTTACATAGTGGACTGGTACAACACTGAAGCCTTTGTCGGCCCAGAATTTCGCCCATCTTAATTTATCTGCCATGATTGACCCCAAGTTAGTAAAAAAGGGGGACAGCGAACCGCCCCCCAGTGATGACGACTAGATTTCGAAAGAAACGTCGTCGTCGGCCCCTGATGCGGAAGAGGTCGAAACATCAGGAGCAGGAGCTGCGGCCACAGGCGAACCGCCAGCTAACTCAGAAGGTCGGTCCATCCATGCTTTGATTTCGTATGGCGGGACGCGGGTGGAACCAGCGCCGATCTTCATTTTTTCTTTGGCTTTGGTGATTGCAATTGCTGGTACTTTGCCAGCCTTGAAGTCGGGCGAGGCTTCGCATTCTTCGTACAATTTCTTGATAAAGATATTCATGCCGGTCTGACTGGTGCAAAGCTCACGCACAGGCTCGTCGCCAAACAGCTTGCTGCTGAACATCTTTACGAGAAAGCCTTGCTTGTGCTGATCGCTGGGGCGAGGTGCTTTTGTCGGATCATTGCTGGGCCATTCAACCCAATCACGTCCACCGGATAGCTTGAGCCAGCCCAGCTGAACGTTTGCAACGTCAACGACAACGCCGCTTGACGGATCAAATTCTTTGAGATCGCCACCTTCGCTTGAGCGCAGCCACTCGTTATCTTCTACTGAGAAACGCACAAATGCGCCTCCACCACCTTCGTTTACAAAATTTAACGGCATTGAGTATCCTTTGCAGTCCGTTGTTTAGCGCCCAAAATTAAAGTGTTGGGCGAACACTTGGGCCAGGAAAGCCCGGTCATATCGTTCAGTCACAGATTTAAGCGTGACTGCACGAAATTGGTCTGGATTGACGCCAGCGAGGTTGCACACAGCGTCAAAGTCATTGTCGTTTTCGATGACCCACCAAAGCGCTTCTTGAGCATCGCGCGCCTTGTAGACATCGTTGTTGTCTATGTCGTGACAGTCGCGCCACGCTTGTTCTATGACCCGTAGCCACAGCACTTCTAAGACCGTTGGCTCTGTGTCATTCTGGACGGTGAACCAATACGCATCAGGAGCCGTAGAATGTCTTGCGGATTTCTTCGGCATTGTTCCAATAGAAGGTGTCTGGATTATGCGGCAGCACACTGATGATCTTCTGGCTGTCGTCCGTCATGCTAAGTAGAGCCTCCATTTGGATTACCGTTTGTTTAAACTGCTTGAGAAAGTCGGCCGCATCTTCGTCGGTCAGCTCCAACTCGACGTAGGGGTCTTTCTTTCGCGTCAGCGCGTATGCGAATTTGACGGCAGGCTTCTTGCCGGTCATGCTTTCGATGGCTTTTTGATAGACGGCAGCTTGTATTCCGTGGCCCAGTGACCACTTTGACGGCGATTTCGACGTCGTTTTGAGGTCAACAACGAGGTTGTGTTGTGGATAGTAAAAGTCGAGAAAACCCAACAAAGGTACAGTGCCGCCTGGACCCTCTCGAAATCTCACGTCGATACCAACGCTGTGCTGCCGTTTGCCTTCTGACGGCTTCTCTGGTGCGCCGAGCGGCATAAGGTTTTCGAGTGCGGTTTCAGTCATCCGCGTGACAATCGGAATGCGCTTCTCCAGTTCCTCTGGGCGGTTGTTCAGCACCATCGAAGCGCTTTTAAGCTGATCGATGCTTTCCTTGACGCAATCATCGATGCCGCCACCGCCGAACAGCCCAAGCTCAACGCCGCTCTCAACGGCTTGGCCTTGGACCGCAGCCCAGCCAGTCGGAAAGCGATGACCGCCCAAGTATTGACAAGCCCACGCATCAGGGGCTTCTCTGAATTTGTTCACGTTTGACACGCTGATCCGCTTGATGCCATGCGTTATAAATCCGTTTATGTCATCCGTCATAATCAACACTCTCGACAAATAAAGCGCCATAATAGGCGAGTAAAGCAGCATCCGCTCTGCCGTCGTCCTTCTTTCGGGCGAACAGCTGGCTGTATGCAGGGAATAGTTCACAGGCTCGTTGCCTGTTGCCGTCTTTGCCTTTTTGGCATTTGAGCGCGCGCTGCCACTCGACAGGCGTTATAACAGTGGTCGGCATTTGCAATCCAGCAGCACACCCCAGCAATACACCGTAGGAGCGGCCAAAGCTAAACATCGAAGAGACACCCTGCCCAGGCATAGCGCCCACCTTTTCAATGTAAACTGGAGCGTGTTGCTGGCGCAATATATCGCTAACGAGCTGCGGAGATACAGATTTCTTTTTATTCACTTCCATGATTGGCATGTCGTGAATTTCAAGAAAGCCCTCCGTCAGATCAAAGCGCGCTATTGCGCCAGACAAGCCAGGATCAATTCCGTACACTATCACGCAATTTATCCTTTATGATCTGTTGAAGCATTTCGTGACCGCCTTCCAATTTGAAAAATATTGGAAATAGGTCTGAGCTTTCTAGCAAAACGCGCGCAGCGTCCAGCCGTACCTCGAAGTCAATATTTTCGCTTGTTGCGATTTCAGCTACCAAGGATTGTATGTGCATTTTTGCTGGGCTAAGAACCTCTAGTTCTTTTAGCTCTTGCTCAAACTCATTTAATTCATAGCTTACGTCAAATTGGTTTTTGACTAATTTTATTACATTGTCATCCATGAAACTGGCCCCGCTTTGCCAGGGCCGTTTGCCATCCACCCCCAGGTGCACACAGGCCACCAGGAAGCATTGTCTAGTTTTCCAATCTCTTTCACCTTACATCTCCTTTTTTGATAACGTAATCCAGCAAGTCGAAACGCTGGTTCTTTTGTTTTGCCAATACGGCAAACGCCAACATCGACTCCGACGGCAGGCTTTCGCGCCTGCGCCATTTATCGACTGCATTTTTAGTGATTTGATGTCCTACTTCGTTTAGCCCGTGTGTTGCTGCGGTAAGCCCACCGAAATCACGGACAAGAAGTCTCGTATTTATAGATATGTTTGTCTTCATAACGTGCCACTTGTAGTTAGAAAGTCGTATTTGGTGATTAAAAGCACAGCCCATGTGGCGGGTCAATATAAATTATAAAAAAAATTACATTGCCAAATTGGCAGATATATGCACATTGTCAGTCAAAAGGTGTCGATTGCTTGGGGAGTAAGATGACAAAATCGATAATGACTAGGGGCGGTAATAGCCCAGACAATAGCATAGATTACAGCCAAAAAATTCTCACTAGACAGGAATTTGGCAAAAGACTGTACAATTTCATGATGCAAAAGCGCATGTCACAAAGCGATCTATCGCGCGCGTCTGGGATGGGTCGAGATTCGATCAGCCAGTACGTCCGAGGCCGTTCAGTGCCTTCGCCAAAGAACCTTACCAAATTGGCCGACGCACTAGATGTTGAGGTTGACGTGCTGTTTCCTAACTATGACGCGCAAGCAAACGCTGCCGAGCAGCCAACGCTTGAAATCAAATCCATCGAGAGCGATGCCGAAAATTTCTGGTTGCGCGTGAACATGAAGGTTCCCGCAGCCAAGGCTCTCGAGGTCATGAATATTCTAAAAGGTTAAACCGATGCAGCTTCTTACGCAAAAGGAGGCTGCACGTTTGCTGTCAGTGTCGATCAAGACGATCACCAGGTACAGAACAAACGGATTTCTCCCCACCATTCGACTGACAAACACCGCTGTTCGCATCCCCCAAGTAGCAGTTGAGAGATTTATAGAGGTATCACGATGTCAAAGCCACCAGAGCTGCAACAACACAAAAACGGAAAGTGGTATGTCGCGTTCCGAGAAGACGGACGCAGCAAAAGAGTATCGCTTAGGACGACAGATCAGGAAATCGCAACGCTGCGGTTTTCGGGCTGGCTGAAAGATCACAAAATTTTCACCGAGGTAGTGCAAGACCCAACTGTAAGGGTGTGCTTAGACCTATGGATGTCACAATGGGTTGAGGGCCGAATGCTAAGTGAAGTTCGCTACCCATCAATAGTAAACAACTTAAATGCGTATTTTGGCTGGATGCCAGTAAGCCATATCGAGCGAGAAGACAGTAAAAAGTACATTGAGCTGCGCAAGAACGGATTAGTCGGCTACAGCAAGGCTGCATCAGGTACAATTCGAGGTGAACTGCAACGGCTGCGCGCTTGTCTGCGCTTTATGAACGAGCGGGTGGAACCACGCGAACAAAGAATACCTCACGACCTTATACCATACATCGAGCTTCCGCCGCCATCACCGCCCAGAGATCGGGTACTGACTGAGGACGAGGTGCAGTTGCTTCGCGATACTTGCTCGAACCACGTCATCAACGGACGTGGACGACGCCCATCAAACCGCATGTCGAGGGTCGGCCGGTTCGTGATGCTGGCAATGGAGACAGCACAGCGCAAGACGGCCATCGAGCAGCTGCGGTGGGATCAAGTCAGCATCGAGCGCAACCAGATACAGTTCAATCCGCAGGGGCGCTTGCAATCGATCAAACGACGGCCAGCCTTGTCCATAAGCCCCATGCTGAAACCAGTCCTGGAGCGCGCCAAGAGCGAGGCAATAAACGATTATGTGCTGGATAAGCCGTCGTCACTCTACGAGGCGGTGCGGTCTTTGGGTCAGAGCCTCAACATAGATGATTTGCATCCGCATGTGTTTCGACATACATGGGCTACGCGCGCTATTACCCGTGGCGTTCCAATCGAGAAAGTAGCTAAATTCATGGGGGATACGGTTGAGACAGTCAGGAAAAATTACGAGCATCTTGCTCCCGACTATCTGGATGACGTCCATGAGTAACTGCCAAACTGGCCCAAAAAGTGGCGCAAAAAAATGTTGTTGATCGCTTATATCGACTTTAACTTCAATCGCTTGTGCTATCTTGTAGATAGTTCTAGCCCGACCAGATTGTCTGTTGTTGATCGACAATCGACAGCTTAAAATAAGGGGCTTCGTAGCATTGAGGTCCACATATGATCGACAGGAACGGACAAAAAGCGGCGCAAATTGTGCCGTTTTTCGTTTTTTGGCGCAATTTGCGCTCTTGAAATTTGATTCGTATTTTCGTAACTAGGGCCGTGGCATTGGCGGCATTAACCTTTTGTTTGCGCTAAAGTCGAAACGCTGTCTTTGCCACACCATCACCACCAGTGAAGCATCATTAGGGCGCTTACGGTGATCGATGATCCTGCAACAGCTCCCAGTACAAATCCAATTAGGCCAGCCAAATCTATTTTGTTCACTGCCAGGGACTCCGTTCCTCTGACTTCTTTTTCCGCCCAGATCGCCCAGGTCGATACTCTTCATCATAAAGCTGATATATTACGTTGCGCAGCACCCAGTGCTTAACACCCGGCGACGAACCAGCAGCTGCCGTCACACCAGCTGCGGCTTGCGCAACTCCACCAAGCCCAGAGTGTGTCGCAAGGATACTCAAGGCAAACGGGACAACTATATCGTAAGCACCACGGGCAAATTGGTATTCGGCAGATACCGTGTTTGGACTGTTTGTGCCGCCCATAAACTCAGGCCGAATGCCAGCCATACGCTGAACCGCTTTGAGGTAGTACGAACCAGAAGCCCCAACCATCATATTTGACAAGTCGGACTGGTACTTGAGTGACGTCATTGCATTTAATAATGGGTCCATGCGCCCAGTAAATCCAGATCGAGAAAGGCCAAGAGTAAGCAGGTACATTTCAAGATTGTCGGCTTCCTTCTCCTCCTCCCACTTGTCGGGGTTTAGCAGCATTTCGCGTACAGCCGATACAAGGGTGTGCGTCATGAAGAGCGATCCAAGCGGCAGTGCAACGTTTAGACCGGCATAAAGGGTTGCCGAAGCCGCCCCTCTATTTTTGTATTCACGATCAACACGCTTTGCTGATGCAATCAGCACATTGCGCTGGAACGCAGCAACAAACGACTGGATGCCGAATACAATTCTACCCACAGGACTTTCCGCATACATTGGTCTGTCGATGATCTTAGGGTCTTGAATTGTTTGGTCTGTAAACCGGCGTGTAGCAAGAGCCAGTATCTCGCCCATGTCTGACAGCTCACCAGAACGATCTATGATGCTGTCAATTTCGTACATGCCTTTCTCATTCTTCTCCAGGTTCATCATGAAATCTGCAAACTGGTCCATGTCGTCTGGACGGACGCCAAAGTCTTGCAAAACCTCACGCGCTCGTTCTTTCATTTGTGGACTGGCAGGCTTTGCGTATTGCTCTCCAAGCTGACCAAGGTAACGTATGCCAACCCGTAAGCTGCCACGGCGCTGTGCGTTAGTAATCGAGACTAAGCCCGTCCTAAAAAAGAACCGACCGAGGCGCGCTGCGTTCTTCGAATCTTCCTCTGCTGTACCTCCGACACGGTTAGCAATAACCTCTCCGCTCTCCGGCAGATCGATTACACCCAATATGCTGCCTAGCTGTTTGTAGTATTGCTTGCGCTCTCTAGCTGTCCGGCCTCTGACAAACGTGGCAAACTCGTCCAGAGAATAGGCGAAAGTACGAAACCCGTCAGTCACGCTTCCAGTTGTAATAGCTGCCGTCATAGGTTCAGCGATGCTTGATATTACAGCCCTCGGAAGCAAGGCCATAGTGCCAAACGTGTTAAGAGTATTGAGAACTGTTTCTAATGCGAAGTCAGTATTTGCTCCGGTTCCAGTAACCACTTCTACAATTTTTTGTATTTGGCGTACTTCGTGTTCCTTCATGCCAGCTGCGGCCATTTCCTCAGAAACGTAGCTCATAAAGTCGTGAACATTGCTTGCCGGATCGATAGAGTTTCCACTGGTCCGTTGGCGCTTACCCTTTGGAACGGTCTTTGTGCCAAAGCGTTTTTCATACTCAACCTTGCGCGTAACGCCTGAGATATAATTTGTTATTGCTTCTGTTGGATCGAGGTAGAAATCCACCATGTATGTGTCGGCCTCTGGCGGCAGCTTACGAGATTTAGCGAAGCTACCTTGCACCCCGTGACGCGATATGTCGCCAACTTGACGGCGAACAACTCGATCATACCAATCATTTGCAGCTTCTGTACTGTAGGGATCACGCAAATCTTCATAAAGCTGTTGGTGCAAGTCCACCACTTCCTCTTGAAGCTGCATTATGCTGGCTTCAACATCACCTGGGTCCACCTCTGGATCATCCAGCTTTGCGCTTTCGCGTTCTATTTGCTTCAGCTTAAACTTTAGTTCCGCAGCCGCATCTGCGGTGCTTTCATCTAACGAGCCTTCAAGGCTTCTCGCCATCTTAACCAAAGCCGACGCTTGCTCTGCGTCGTTCACATCCAGCGCGCCTAGCTCATTTTCGTAGATGACGTCAGAATACAGCGCTTTTGCCCCGCGCTTTTTCTCTCCTGGCTTACCGTTTACAAAGTTTTCCTTACTGTCAGCAACAAGAAGAGCGTCCATCATGCGAGGCATGAACCCGCCTTCTGGCAAGTAATTTACATCCAAACCGTTCTTACGCATGTAATCATACATAGGGTTCAGCAACTTGTTGCGGATGTCACCAGCTGCGCGCTTAATTCTGTCTGGCGCATTTGCTTGTGTTGTTTCATCACTTGTTAGGAACAGTCGGAGTTCCTTGTTATCTAAAGCGCCAAAGCTGTCTAGCTTGTGCTTCTCTAGCAATCCCGCCCATATACCAGCGTAACGCCTAGACGCGCCTCGCACAGCCTCTTCAAAAGTTCCGCCCGATACCGTAACGCGGTTATCAGTTGAGCCGGGATCGGTAGCAACCCGCGCGATGACACTCTCGATCAATGCTTTTGCGCGAGCATTATCTTTGTATCTACTCGCCATGTTAAACAGGATGCCGCGCTTCGTATTGATTAAGACAACACCAGCTGTATCTTGAAAGCGCGCTAAGTCAGACTTGTAACGCTGTGGGCGGCTTCTAATCTTCTGCCGCATAACCTTGTGTTCGTTCCAGGCTCTCTTTTGATCGGCAATAATCCCGATGCGCTCTTTCTTTGTCAGATCGACTTCTTTGTAAAACTCTGCCTGCGCATCGATCATGTCGGTATCGCCGGGTGCATCTGCGGCTTTACCCTCTTGAATAACGTCAGCGCGCAACTCCTCCATCAACCGATCCATTGCCATGAATATCCGCATCCGGTCAGTGTCGTTAGGATAGGTTAGCGCCAAGCGGTCATCGCCACCCTTAACTTTATCCATAGCCATTTCGTATGCTTCGTTTTCAAATGAAATAAACTCTGTGTTGCCGCCAGCCGCTTCCACGTTTCGGGCGATGTAAGCCTCGAATGCTCGAGCAAACATTTCTGTTGGGCGGGTCCAGTAGTTGACGTCACTTTTGTTTGCGGTGGCAAATGTCTCTGCATCCTTTCGGTATTGCGACTTAGCTATTGGTTTCTTAGTGCTACCTTCGCGTAACTTACGCAGCTGTTCTTTCGTGTCAGCCAGCTTCTTAATAGGTTTGCCGCTAGTACGCTTGTCTTGCTTGGCTTGCAGTCTTGCGACTTCGCTTTCCAACTTCATTATCTCGGCAGATACCTCGGCGTTGTCCATAAACATGGCGTTCATAAGATCGCCCATTGCCTCGACAACATTCTGAGGCGCGTTGTCAGCGTAAACCATTTCGCCACTTTTAAGGTTGGTACGGATACGACCAGTGACACCTCGGTCCCAGTTTTTCCCGATCCGGTCTAAGATATGGTAGTCTAGCGCATGGCCCCATTCGTGAGCGAAGCTGTTCGAGCGACCGGGCATTAAGATGACTGGACCGGTTACGGGGTTCACGTCAGACTGGTATGATTCTGGTGTAGTTGCTTCTTTATTCACATAAGCGGCCAGGTATCCGCCCCAAGCGTTTTGCGGGAGCGCCAAGCCCAGCGTACCGTCCAGGCCGATAGCTTTGTTCGGCATTGCCATTGTATGCGTCATCCACTGTAAGTTGTGGTAAGCATCGAGCAAAGCATTCACTTGGTCGTAACCAGCGCCTTGCTGTGGCTTCTCAACAAAACTAAGGCCAAACTTTTCTTTGACCAGTTTCGACAATATTCTGTACTGATTGGTAATTGGTAGGTTGACTGCGGTGTCGACGTCAAATCCAGCATCAGCAAACGCATCCCGGTAAAGCGATTGCCTTAGTGTTTGGGACTGCGCAATCGTGACGCGGCCAGCTTTTGTGCCTCTTGTGTTTTCTTCTCGAGTGTCGGCATTGGCTGGGCTTGTGCTTTCGGTGTCCCGTAGTTCTGCAACACCTTCGAGACTTTGCTCCACTTCACTTTCGGATCGGGCGTCATCTACTTTGCTTTCGGCTCTTGGCTTAACTGCTTCAGCTCTTTCGCCACTTTCCGCATTTCTTCGTTTTTGTACTTGTTTGCCACGCGCATCATCGCGTTTGACATTGCCTGATGCCGCAAGCTCAAGTCCTGGCTGGTTTTGTCCTTTTGCTTCACTGCGCTTCTCCTCAGTACGTTGACGTCCAGCTTCAATTATATCTGATGCTGTTGTTTCATCTGGCAGCAGACCGCCGCTTTCCTTCTGTAACGCTTCTGTTGTGTAGAAATCCAGAAAATCCTTCATTGCCTTGGTCGAATTTGCGCGGGTAAGACCTTCGTTGTAAAAAGCGCGAACAAGTCTCTGAACCTCTGGGTCCGGTTGCGAAAGCATATCTGACTGATTGTAATAGTCTTGCAGCTTAGTCCCTTCACGGCGCAAACGGCTGACTAAGTTAGCCATTTCCGCCAGATCAGATGTTATATCGAATTGCGCATCAGTCCGACCATCGGCAATTTGCTTTTTCAGCTGTGCGAATTTAGGCGCAGCGGCCATGAAGGCATTACTAATAGCTTTAATGTTTTCGTCGCTGCTTTCCAGCATGGTTGCCAGCGTATCTGGATTGTCGAATGCGGATGCTAGTATCGCATTTTTGACGCGAGATATGCCCTCCTGGCTAATTTCGCCCTTACTATTAAAGAATGCACCTTGCTCCGTAGGTGACAGAATTTTCTTTGCATACTCGCTAACAAACCCCCGGTTTTGGGCAGCATCGATGTCAAAGTCTCCGCGATAAAGATCGATGATCTTGCTATCCGTTAATCTTGTAGAGTCACGACTTGCGCGTTCAGTCATCGACATCTGCGCTTGAGCCTCAGTATTCGACAAATCAGCAAACCGCTTCAGCTCTTGCACAGTCATGTCATCTGCCAGCTGCCGAACAAACACTGGTTGGGAAAAGCCTTCTGTGTTTATTCCAGCATCTTCTAACGCAGCGCGGTAGCTTGCGAGACTATCCGATTGGCTTGCGTACACCTCTTGCATAGTTAAGACGCGCCCGTTGCCAGACATGATTGTACCGTCACGCGCAATGATCGGCGCTCCTGATCCAGACGTCGGATCATCCAGCAACCGGGCTGGGTTGAACATGGACCCTGCCCGTTCTTTGGCTAATGCTGCGCTTTCTTTTCTTGATCGATCACGCGGTTGAAGGTCGCCAGTTGCCTGCTTTAGATCGGCAAGCTCGATCACCCTGCCCTGCACATTGAAGTTTGCCTGTCCGTCAGGCGTTTGTACGCTGGTGACGGGCTTCGATGGAACCTCTCGGCCCACTGGCTCTGCCTCTTGCGGATTAACGGTTGGAGCCTCTTCTGCAACAGGAGCCTCTGGCTGCGGTGGCGCAGTTTCTTGCACCGCTGGGGCTGTAGGTGCTTCGGTTTTAACGCTTGGAGGAGAAGGTGCAGCCGATTGCGGTGGCAAGTCTGGAGGGTTTGCCGCGTTAACCGGCTGCGAGTTGGCCGACGGTGGCTGGATTGGACCGTCGGCTACGGGAGCTGCGGGGTTCTGAATAGTGTTTTGAACGGACGGATTGGAAGGGGCGGATTCGATTAGGGGTTTAACGTCAACGGTCAAAGCGGTTTGCAGTCTTCCGATTGTTTTGTTTAAATCTTCATCTGCAACCTGGCGCGTTCCTTTGTAACCTTTAACATTGGCGTTGAGCTGTTTCATAAGGCGCATTGCAATGCCGCCGTTTGACAGAAACTCTCTTGCTTTTTTTATGGCAGCTGGAGCGCTAGGGTCTGACGCAACCGTTTTATAGTCATAGCCAAGCTCATGTAGCCGGTCCCCAATCATTTGCATCTTCCGCCCCAAGTCTTCCATTACGTCCTTTGTTCGTGGGTCGCTCATTGCTGCATTAAATTGCGCAAGCTCTAATTCGTCTGTTGCAAGATAATCTTGCATGACGTTTTCTACTCGAGGGTTTAGGGAGGCAACGCCAGCTGCCTTGCGCTCTTCTTCTTCTACTTTTGTGCGCAAGAACGTTAGGTTTTTGGGGGTTATCGTGTCCAGTCGATCAAGCCAAGTTCCATAAACTGATGCAAGTTTGTCCTGCCCCAGTGATCTTAGGCGCATCTGCAAGTCAACAATTTGCTCTTCCAAAAGCATGTCTTGCGGCTGCAACAGTGCAATAGCTTCTTGCTGTGCCGTAGTCGCAAACTCAGCATTGTCGATGTCACGCATGGTTTGCTTTGCGGCAAGAGCGACAGGATCACCACCCGCAGTTGTTGCTGCTGCAATATCGACTGGACCCATTGCGCCTTCGCCAACACCTTCCAAGGCAATCTCACCGAGATTAAACCCATCACGAAAACCGCCCTGTTTCTCCAGCATCTGAGCGGTAAATTCAGCGACGCTTCCTAATGGACCTTGTACGAAAGCAGATTCACCTGCGGCTGCACCGCCAACCCCCAAGCGACCGCTGCCGCGAACCTTAGCCATGTTGACTAACTTACCAGCCATGCCCATCGACAAAGCATCGAAGAGACCGATTGCAATACCGCGACGTGCGCCACGCTCTCTAGCGCGACCCCAAAACTCTGGATTTTCGAACAGCTCTTGCACTGCTGCATCATCGTTTAAATCAACGCCTGATGATCTAATCTCTTCATCAAGGACATTACCAAACTCTATAGCGCCTGACGTTGCACCAACAGCTGCCGCGCCAGCAAAGATATTGCCGCCTGTTGCCAGAGTAGTGCCTGTAGCAGCCAAAAGGCTCGGTATCATTTGCGGAATACTTTCGCCAACGACACTAAGAACAGCACCAGGATTGTCCTTCATAGCGCGAAAGACTTCGCCCCAAGTATTGTTTTCGTCTGTGATTGCGCGCAACCCATCTTGCACGTCTTTTGGAGCTTCTGGAATTATCCTATTAAGCTCTTGCATACGGTCTATGTAATCGCCGGTATCCTTCAAACCCAGTTGCTGCGCAAACAAATTGAACACACCTAGCATTCGCCCTGTGCCGCGCGAAACGGCATTGTTCGGCATTTGGTAGGTGTTGCCGAAAGCCATCTCGTCTATTGCCGCAGCATCACTTATCGGCATCCCGCTAACTGGTTGCCTGGTTGTAGTGTAGTTTCCTGGGAGACCTTGCACCTGTGATATGCTTGGGTTTACGTTTGCTTCTGTCTTTGCAATCGTTGGACCCGGTTGTTCCATCACATCTGCAAGCCTTTGGCGTTCTGTTTCTAATGCTTGCTGCCCAGTAACAGCCGGGTCGAAAGTCTTAGGGTAAAACACAGAATCCAGTTCAGTTGTATTAGGCGCATTAGCAATTTGCGCTGCGCGGTTTTGATCTGCAATCTGCTGCGCCAGCAACGCATTCGTTTCAGTAACTCCAGACGTCGGACTGCGGAAACCACCTGTCGGGTCTACCGGCGGCATGTCAGTTATTGGGGAGGGTTCACTGATCGCCGCAACAGGAGGGATTGCAGTTTCCGCCGGTAGGTCTGCGAAGGGATTAAAAATGTCAGCGGAATCTGTGTCTTTGAATGGATCAAAAATACTTGCCTTTTCCGCGACTTTTTCATCTTCAAAGGGATTGAATATATCGGCCATGCACTGCCCCTCGACTTTGCTAGTCTTGCGCTCTTACGTCTTTAAGTAGTCTTCTTGCTTGATCTGAACTAAGCCCATACAATTCCACAATTTTACTTACAGTCATCCGACTGTCATTGGCGGCGTTTGCAATGAATGCTGGAACACTAAAGTTTGACCCTGTAGTGACGGTAAACACCGAGCTTCCTTTAAAGGTCTGAGACAGAAGTTCTTGCAGTTGCGCCGAGACGTCTTCAATATTCTTGTCTTTAGCTGCGCTAGTAGTGTTTGACCTAATCTTGCGAAGCAGAGATTTAGGCACGTCAGAAAAATCATCTGCTTCAAAAAACTGTGCAAGCTGCGCATCTATTGTTTCAAGTCTTTTCACACCATCTTTCGGGTCTCCGGTCCCTGCCGGTCCCTTTACCCGTGTCTGTGTGCCGTCTGATTTTATAATAACGGCTTCCTCCCCAGGCTCTAAAACTACCTCGACATTCTCTGGAGCAGTGAATGTTTCTTGCTGTCCATCATCACCTGTAGTGACGATTGTCTGACCGGCGTTAAGAATTATTCGTTTTTCAGCTTCAGCTTTTGCTCTGCTGGCTTCGGCTGCGGCGGTGCTTTGGTCGGCCTGAGCTGTATTTTCGGCAATTAGAGATGGTGTAAGCGCCGCAGTTTGGGCTGCACTAGCATCGAAGTTTCCAGCTTGCGCAGTAGAGCTTGCTGCCTGAGCTTCGTTTTCGGCAATCATAGATGGCGTCAAAGAGTTGCGTTGATTTCCCAAAGCAGTATCAGCAAACGCAGCAGCTAACCCTTTACTTGCATTAGCTTCGTTTTCAGCAATCATAGATGGCGTCAAAGAGTTGCGTTGATTTCCCAAAGCAGTATCAGCAAACGCAGCAGCCAAGCCTCGGCTTGCTTGAGCTTCGTTTTCAGCAATCATGGACGGTGTAAGCGCAGTAGTTTGGGCTGCACTCGCGTCCCTTTGGCCTGCCAACGCCAGTACAGCCTTCGCGTTAGCAAGTTCCGTCTTCACTCGCGGATTACGCATCTGGTCTTCGGTCAACGTTTGCGCTTGACGGAGTGTCTCCAAAGCCCTAGCCGCAGCTGCACTAGCATTAGTACCACCTATTTGCGCTTGCATTTGTTGCTTTTCCAAAGGCAAAAGCTCGTTGACCCGGTTTGTCCTAGCCACCTGATAATCTGTTTCGGGATCACCGATCAAAGCCTTCGTTAAATTCGAAAAGCCTTGCGCCAGCAAAGGGTCCATCTGATAGGGGTTTTGGCGTGGCATTGTTAAGCGTCCTTTACTATCTGGTCAGTCGGAACAACTTTATCAGGATCATACATGCCGTAAGACATTCCCGCTTTGCCTGCGCCAGAAAGTATCTGGGCCATAGGCGAATACGCTTTTGATGCTGCATATTGAAGGCCGGTGTCAGTAGCGGCGCTGTTGCCGCTCATGAAGTTGCCAGTCATGCCGCCTATAGCGGCTGCATCGGCAATCTTAGGCGCAATGGTTGTTCCTAAGTATTTACTTGTGGCGTCCAGGCTTGCGATTGCACTTGCTCGTTGGTTCGCTTTCATCATAGCCGTTTGAGCCGCAGCTGCCTCTGCATCACGCACAATTTGGGGCGCGGAGCTGGTTCTTGTGTTAGTCTGCGCTCCACCGCCTGTTATTGCCGCTTTTAGTATGTTGGATAAATCAACAGCAGCAGCTTCGATACCCGGCTTTCCGGCTGTGGAGTCGGCTGCGACAACAGCTTCTTGGATCGCCGCGCGCTGAGTATCTTCCAGCATCCTGTTCCGTTCTGCGTTTTCTCGCATAAGAAGGGCTTTGCCAGCGTTTGCACTTTTGACCGCATTACCTTGCACTTGCTGCCCAATCACTTGAGCGCCAATACTTGCTACTAGAGTTGGACTACACATTAACCTATCACCTTCACGCTACCGCCTGCTATTGGATCGAGTATTCCTGCAATCGTTGACGGCTGAGTACCAGCGCCAAGCTGGTCAACGGAGCCAGAAACTCGGCTTGGGCCACCACTGGCAACCGCTGTCGGATCAACATTGTAACTTGGATCGTAGGACCGCTTCACGAAGTCAGTGAAGAAATCCACAACTTCTTGTTCTTTGGGTGTCTTGAACGGCTGCGCATTGCCTGCAACATCATAGCCAAGGATTTGAGCGGTCTGCGCATCGATGGTTGGTATGTCTTCAGTTTCAGTAACAAAGCCAGACAACGTACCTTCCATGCCGGTGCGCCCGTCATTAACAAAATTGCGATTGGCTGTGGTGTACTGATTGACAATACCATCGATGCGGCCCTCTTCGCCACCTTCGGCACTAGCCAAGATACCCATAGAGTCGTCAACACCTTGCTGCGTGAGCATGCCAGCGGATTTAAAGGTATCATAAATACCGCGAGTGGCATCATCATAAGCCGTTGTAAATGCTTCTGATAGTCCGCCTTCACGGTAATCCGTCCCTAGCTGATTGTAGTAATCGTCATTCGAGAAGCCGAATGCCGTTCCAATGTTGCCCATCTGTGTCGATAATGCAGCATCACGTCTTGCTAATGCGTCTAGGAGTGCTTGGTTGACTGGGGGTGGTGCAGGAGTTCCACCACCGCCTCCGTCATCGCCGCCACCACCGCCACCACCGGGAGTGACAGTCGATCCGCCGCCGGTCGTGTATTCTCCGTCTTCGTTGATAGTATTTATCGGCCCTTCGGGACCAGCAACTGTGACACCATTTCCGTTTGTATATGTAACATCGCCACCAGGGCCGTTTGGAGCGTCTATCCGTATTAACCCGCCATCATCTCCGGTGTTTATCAGGTTATCAACCCCACGAACATTTGCGTCATTGACCGCGTTATCAGTCGGGTAATAAATTGAACCATCGGCATTTGTAGCCACGCTTGCTGGTTTGCTAGGATCAAGAGCGCCAGCCAATGTGTATTCCTTAGTAGAGCCATCGTACTCAAGAATCGGCGGGTTGCCTGGATTATATGGCGCTGCTGGAACTTCCTTTCCGCCGGTGTTTAATATACCAGCCCCCAACATACTTTCGGCCATCCCCTTGTTTGCGGCTCCAACAGACGTATCTGTTTGTGCTGGCGCAACAGGCGCGCCGGGAGGAATAGCATCTCCGTCTGGACCCATCTTCCAGCCGTGCGTTTCAACAAGTATCTTGTCCACAGCATCGCTACGGACGCCTTGGGTTGGAGTCGCCTGCACTACAGCTGGCTGTTCTGTCGGTATTGTATCAGTGCTATCATTGTCGTTATTGTTGTTTTCGATTGATGTGGGTCTGGACCTTGGCCTAATTGATGTCTCCGGCGCGCTAGAGCTACTGTTGTAGGTCTCTGTCTCCGCTGCACCACCGGATGTGATTTCAGCAAAAGTATCATTAATGAAATTGCCAATATCCGCCCAGCTTAAATATGAAGGTACGCCTTCTGGGCCGGGCAGTTCGCTACCCCCTGCCCGTTTTAGCATCTGCCGTTCAGCTTCATTTATATACGCCAGCATGTGCGGCTGACCCATGATTTCAGTCTGACGCGGAGCGCCGCCAGTCTCACCCTTACGCTTGGAAAGCTGCATAATCTTCATGACTGTACGTTCCTTGCTGACCCACCGTTCAAATTAAACAATTCAGCCATGTCGTAACGGTTTTTGCCGCGCGCTTCTAACTGGCTCTGCGTCGCCAAGCCTGACGTCGCATCAGCAAATATCTGAGCAACTGGATTGTAAGACGGCAATTGAGAAGCTGCATTACTTTGGTTCGCCGCCATACTGGCAATCAAAGTCGGATCAGCTAGAGATTGGTTCTGGGCTATGAGGTTATTCTTCACACCTGCAAGCGCTGATCGCGTGTCGTTAGCAAACGCTTCGCCTTGTCGAGCTGCATCAACTTGAGCGTTGTTAAGTTTCTCTTGCAAATCAGCCTTACGTTTTGCGGCAACAGAACTTTGTGACATGCCACTTCTGGACAAAGCGCGGATCAAGCCCCCCATCGCATCCGTGTACTGATCCTCAATCTGAGGTGTCGCGTAATCTATGTAATTCTGCGCTTGACCGGCATAAAAGTCATCGTCGTAACCAGCCATTGCGGTGTCGATAGCCGCCTTGCCTTCAGTTATCCGCCCTTGCCGAGCTTCCTCTTCGGCTCTTTGCCGAGCGTACTCGTCTTTTAGAAAGTCGTCACCGCCGCCACCAAAACACATATTAATTTAACCTCCGATTGCGCCAGACAACACTGTCTTCTGTTGACCGCACCCAGGAAAAAACCTTGAAATCCTCACCGTTTTTGCCGTAGCCTTCCAACGTGCATTCCTCTTCAAGCCCCAAAAAATCCAGCCAACTGTGTACTTCGTCGTAACCTTCGATACTGAACGCCTCGACCCGATGCGCTTTGGCTCGATCTAATGCTGGTATTATATCGCGAATGATGCGCTTTGTCAGGTAAAGTCCTACACTTTTGAACCTGTCAGTCGCAAACATCCCCAAATTCCAGACACCAGGTCGAACAGGAAGATATGAAACAATTGCAACTGGCTCCGTATCTCCAACAACATATACTGTTTCAAACTCTGCAATTTGATTGGTAATGTTGTATGCCATTTCATTTCGATCATCGTCATATCGAAGTGCTGATATTTCTTGGAAGTCCCGTTCACGCATATTTCGAGCGACTGTGAAAATGTCTTGAGGCTCCGCATGGCGTAAAAACATTAACCACTCTCCGCTGATGTATAGTGGACTGCCAGGTTTCCTAGCTTTGCTGGACCGGGCTTTTCACACGTCAATCTGGGAGCAACGTGCGTAGTATAACCGTTGACCGCTGCGCGCCCCAACCCGTAAGTCGTCATGAAAACTGTCGCCACTTCCTCCAACGCCGTTATATCTTGCGGATCAGTGGCTATCGAAACTGTCCAGACGTTTTCACAAGTGACGTCAATACCCGTTAAATCCTTAAACGTTGCTGGGCTGCTGCCATCCAAGAACGGCATCTGAACGACAACCTCGCAGCTGTCGTAAATGTTGCCGTTCTCACCGCCCAATGAGTAGAGCTTGTTGCCGCTTCTGCACAACGTTTGCCGACCATCATATGCCCACTGATCTACAACAAAACCAGGCTCATAGACAGACCACGCCGACACTTTTGACGACGGGAAGAAACTAAACACATACATTGTACTGCCGATAGCCAGTATGTAACGACCGTCACGCTGTTCAAGCGTTGCCTTCGCCAGCTCTGCAACAGATCGGTTCGCTTGAATTTGGTCAACAATCAGCTCGTCAATTGGGTTGCCGATGTCACCCACAAAGGCCGCGTTAGAACTATCGCGTGAACGCAGGCTTCGTAGTCCAGACAGGGACAGATAAAACACGTCGTTCTCACCAAACTCAACAACACTATCGGGCGCAATCGTTCCAGTGTTTTGCAAAACCTGTATTTGTTGATTTAGAGCTTCATCAGCGTCTACAAACCAAATCTGTATCGCCTCTTCGGCAAGTACAGCTATGTTGTCAAAGTATGTCGCAATCGCTTTAAGGTCTTCAGAACCGCGTGAATGGTTAGCAAGGTTGATAAAACCCGCGCCCAACGTTGTGTCATTCCATTCTGTCGGATCATCGATAGCCGAAAAGTGAAGTAAGCTGTCTGACAGCGCGTACATCTTTGTTTTGACCGGGATGACGAAAGCACCGGGGCTGTATGCGTTGATTGTAGCTGCATCAGCGCCTCCGTCTAAGTAAGTCTGCGAAACAGGGTCAAACGCTGTAGTAACGTCCCCGCTTGTTGTGATCGAGACCGCCTTGTTGTTTTGGTTCGATCCGCTTTCTTTAGATATTATGTTTACAAACTGATTTACGCTTGTAGCTTCATACTCAGGGCCAGATGCAAAATCATTTATAGCTTCAGCAATTTTTAGTGCTGTGTAAGTATGCGAAGTTTCCCAAGTTACCTGATCGCCAATGAGATTAACGCCATCAACGGTAATAGCCGTTATCGCGTTATCAATGCCGCCAGAGGCGTGAGAAATGTTGCCAACAGTAAACGCCCCATCAACTTCGGAAGTAAGCTGAAATCCGTTATATGCAATGCCAACCGCAGGCGCTGTAATCGTAACCACGTTGCCAGCCGCTTGAGCTGTGTAGTCGCTAGGGCCAGAGGTAATAGCCGCTGCAACATTAGATGCTGTAAGGTTGTTCGAGCCATTGTGCGAAACAGGACTACTGATTAGATCGACAGCGTTAATCCGCAAAATCCGCAGCTCGTCGCCAGGGTTACTTGTGCCGCCAGTTACCTCCAAAGAAGCTGTAGCGGCAGTCCCGCCAGCAGTACCGGCAGTCACCTCGAATGTATTGCGCGCACGGCCATCAAACCAATCAGTAATTCGCACACCATCGAAGTAATGGTATATTCGACCATCCGCAAATTGCGCCGCTGCATACACCTTTCCGTTGTAGAACGTCGCCTTGAGAACGTCAGTCAGCTCTTCGCCAGAAGGATGCTGCAACCTAATGTAAGTCACGTTAGACGGCGTATCCGCTGGGAAAGTGACGCTAGACGCTGCATCAGACCCAAATGTGTAAATCTGACCAGCAGAAGCGGCTAGGCCGATAGTGTTACTCGGCAGCTCGACAAGCTCGACAAACGCAGGGCGTTTTTCAATCTCACCACCTCGCGTGATGTGCGCGTTCTTCAGCTCGATCAAAGTCCCAGGAGCGGCTGTCACGTTCATACGCCGACGATCTAAGCCGCCACGGAAATCTTCGACCAGTATGTAAGGCATCAGCTATTTCCTGTTGTGGCAATCAATGGTGGGCCTTTAGGGCGATACATGCCGTCTGGCTCACCGCCGCCAATGACAAAGGTTTCTGTCTTAGCCATACGCGCTTTAAGACGCGCGTAATGCGCTTGAGCTTGCGCAATTTTATTTTGAGCATCAGCCTGCTTTTGACGCGCCAGAATTTCTGCCGCAGCGTAGAGAACGATCAGCTGGTCATCCAAATCCGCAGTGTCGGCCTCGCCGGTAAACTGACTTAAATTCTTGATACCATGAACGCGAACACTGTCTGTGCCTGTTGCGGCATCAGAGTTATTAGAAGGGATCGGCCACATTTCGATCTGATTGTTTTCGTATGCGTCGTAGCGACGAATAGGTGAAGAGCGAATGCCGCGATCACTATCATGTTGATTGTAGTGTTCTGCGGTAATGCCATATTTGAGCTTTGACCAGTAATCTCCGTGTTTTGTTTCCATGCGCTCGATGCGCTCAAACACTAGATCATCAGGTACGTCATAGTAACGCTGCCCAGCACTAATCGCGATGTCGCGCGTAATGGAAAGAAAAGGCCAGCTGTAGTCGTCCCACAACCGCCTTTGCGTTCTTTGTAGCATGTTAATGAATACATCGCGTGTCGCCTTGCCTAAATTCGGCTGCAAGGAGTGCCCGACTTCCGCCCTTAAATCATCAATCAGCTGCCCTAATGACGTACCTCTAGCCATGACCTATTCCTCGACAAATGCCTCGTTTTCAGGCGTTGCGGGATCATCTTTTACGAAATGCCCCTTTTCAGTACGGGCGCGCTTCTTAGTTGCCCTTCTCTTAATCGGCTTCAAAGGCTCCGGCTTCCAGGACGGATCAAGCAACTCGCTTGGGATGCGCGCGGCCTCCAAGGTCTTAGGCAAGTCGCCAAACTGGTTGAACATACCGATGACCTTTTCATCTTTATAAAAACTACCAAGGCGGTTGCGCTCTTGGTCGACCGTTGAATCTGTTTCACCAACAATCCGAATATTGGTTACAGCATCAGCGCCGTGAATTGATTGCAGCAGCATTATTTCAGCTGGTGTAACTTGGGTTTTGGGTACAACGCTACGAATATCCCCACCAATAGCGACCGTACATCTGCAAAGTTGAAACATAGTTTCCTCCTAATTGTGATGGGAGGGCGCAATGCGCCCCCCCTTTGAAATTATGCAATTTCATAAACACCGTGGCAGTTCAGCTGAGTTGCTGAAAGTGCCGCAGTAGTGGTGATAGCACGATACATAACGTACTGATCCGCTGGACGCGCAGGGCTGTGACGCTTCATCTTTTCACCGTCCATGTAGTACATGCACAGCTTACTTGAATCGATGATGTAACAACGTTTGCTAGGGTCTTTTCCAGAAATGGTCAGATCATCGAGCGTCGGGTCATAAGCAAATGTCAGACCGTTGTAGCTGATCTCGCCCATTGCAATGTTCTGGCCGCGTGAGAAGCCAGTCTGCGAGTAGTTACCATTGCGGCGAAGTTCGTCACCAAGACGATCTAGGAACGCTGAACCACAAACTGCAACGTTAGGTTTACCACCAAAACGCTTGAGTTGGCGCATTTCTGAGTGAAGAGTTTCAATCAGCTCTTGGCCTGTTGCGGTTGTCGCAATCGCAACGTTAGAACGGTTGCGCCACCATGTATTTGACACGGTAGACAATCCGCCGACAGTAGTACCAACAGCAGACGGATCATCCAAAACCAAAGTCTGAATACCAGCAATCGCGTTAGCGTCTGCCGTGCCGTCGCCATAAAGGAAGTCATTGATACCGCGCGTGTACCCTTCCATCATGTCGTCGAGCTTATCTTCGAACAAGTTCGCAAGAACAGTCTGGTCGCGCCCAGAGTGGTTGGAAACACCAGAAGATGTGGTGCTATCAGTAACGCTAATGCCGTCCTTTTTAAGTTCGGTCAGCGTCAAGGAAATACCAGCGTGATGCTCTTTCCAAGAGTAGTTTGCGCGCTTGATGTTTGCTGGGTTTGCATAAGTTACTGTATCGTTATGCGTGTAGCCAGAAACTGAAGTGGTGTAAGTACCCTTTACGGCTACACTCATTTCACCTTTGCCCCCTGGGAATGTCTTAGACCCAGAGTCCATTGCTTTGAGCAAAGGTTTATCTTGCAGTGATTGAGAATAAACGTTGCCTTTATCGATGTAGTAATCGAGGGCAGCGTTAGCGATGTTGTCCAATTCGGCTGAACTAAAAGCCATCTTACTTTCCTAACGTGTTATGAGTTGCCCAAAGCATTGGCAATCGCATCTTGTAACGACTGTGGTTCCGCTTGTGGGCTTCCTCCAATTTTGCCACCAGATGCCGTCTTAATTGGGCGTCGGTCTGCAAAGCGCGTTTGAAAGCGGGTGTTGACCGCATCATAAGCCTCTTTCGCCATCGATATTGCATCTTGCGGCGTATTTGGCCTTCCTCGCTCCGAAACCATAACCCTAATTCGGTCATCAATTTCTTCTTGCTTGAGGTTAAAGTCTGGATCGGACTGCCGGGCTTTCTCTTCCCACGCAGTCACCGTTTCAGCCAGCGAGTTAATATGCTGCCGCGCGACGTTCTGTTGCTGCGCTTGGGCATATTGATTTACTTGGGCGTTAGCCCTTTGCTCTCCAGCTCTCGCAACCGCCAACTCGCGTCCCGCATCCTCGTCTAAGTAGCCATCGTCAACACGGGTCTGAATATCTTTCGGCAGCACAATTCCAGCTGCTTGAGATAAATTCTGCACATACGGTTTTAGAGCATTAAGTGCGGCCATTGGATCGGCTTTCATCAAAGCCATGATCTCCAAACCTTTTGCGGCTTCGTCACCAGACAGTTGGTTGTCCATCAGGTAATTCTGCATCACGTTAAACTTTTCAGCACTATCCTTGTATGAGTTCCGTTCTTCCAATACTTTCTTAAAACGTGGATGTTTATGAAACGGTTCGTCAG